GTCGGGCTTGATGTTCCCAGCCGGATCGGTGCGGATGAAAATGTTGTCCATCATCCAGCGGAGCACCGGATGTCCCGCATGTGCTATGCTCTGCCCCAATACCAGCTTCATCAGCTCCTTGGTCGGGGGGCTCATGTCCTTGAAGCCCTGGCCAAAGGGCACCACTGTGTAGCCCATGCCCTCAAGGTTCTGCACCATCTGCACCGCTCCCCAACGGTCGAACGCGATCTCCCGGATGTTGTATTTCTTTCCGAGCTCGCCGATGAAGGCCTCGATGAAGCCGTAGTGGACCACGTTGCCTTCGGTGGTCTGTACGTGGCCGGTTCGTTCCCATACGTCGTAGGGCACATGATCACGCCTCACACGCAGGCCCAGGCTGTCCTCGGGTATCCAGAACCAGGGAAGGATCACGAATTTGTCCTGCTCATTCCTGGGTGGGAATACGAGCACGAACGCAGTGATATCGGTGGTGCTTGAGAGGTCCAGTCCCCCGTAACAGACCCTGCCCTCGAGCTCCTCGGCATCGACGGGGAAGTTGCACAGGTCCCATTTCTCCATCGGCATCCAGCGCACCGCCTGCTTGACCCATTGGTTGAGCCTGAGCTGACGGAACACGTTCTCCTCGCCCGGGTTCTGCCTTGCGCTGTCACAGGCCGCCTTCACCTTCTCGAGGGTGATGGTATGCCCAAGCGACGGGTTGGCTTTCTTCCATGTCTTTGCATCGGTCCAGTCGTCGTCCTCTTCTGAGCCGTAGATCACCGGGTAGAAGGTCTTGTCGTGTTTGCGACCTTCGATGATGTCCTTGGCCTTTTGGTGCTGCTCGTAGCAGATGGAGTGCTGGTCGGTGCCTGCGGTGGTGATCAGAAAGAACAGCGGCTGGGCCCTGGCATCGCCCGAGCCCTTGGTCATGACATCGAAGAGCTTGCGGTTGGGCTGGGTGTGCAGTTCGTCGAAGACCACCCCATGGATATTGAATCCGTGCTTGGAGTAGGCCTCTGCGCTCAGCACCTGGTAGAAGCTGTTGGTCGGCAGGTACACGATGCGCTTGGTGGCGGCGAGGATCTTGACGCGTCGATTCAGCGAGGGACACATGCGCACCATGTCCGCTGCCACTTCGAATACGATCGATGCCTGCTGGCGGTCGGCTGCACACCCGTAGACCTCGGCGCGTTCCTCGAAGTCCCCGCAGGTGAGCAACAGCGCCACCGCTGCTGCAAGTTCGCTCTTGCCGTTCTTCTTGGGAATCTCGATGTAGGCGGTGTTGAACTGCCGATATCCATCGGTCTTGACGATACCGAACAGGTCGCGGATGATTCTCTCCTGCCAGGGAAGCAGCTTGAAGGGCTTTCCCGCCCAAACCCCCTTGGTGTGGCAGAGGCATTCGATGAACCCAACTGCACGGTCGGCCAGGGTCTTGTCGTAGGTCGATTCCTTTGCCATGAAGGATGTAGGGGTGTATTTCTTCGGTTTCGGCATAACTTATTTCATTCCTCAGGGCAAACAAAAAGGACCCGGCGTGGGTCCCTTCAAGTGGTGGGTACTTGTTGTCAGTTGTATGTTTTCTTCAGGCTTGCAAGAGCCTGTTTTGTATCCGGGTCGCGGGGCCTGATGTCCCAGCCGCGGTCGTAGTTGCATACGACCCTGCCGTCGCGTTTGAGCATCAGCTTGGAAATTTTCCCCTCGTCGATGCCGTAGTCCGAACCCTCGCCGTACACCTTGATGCAGTACCTGAAAACGCTCTTCCCGATCTCCAAGGTTCCTTCTCTCCACATGTCCTTGCCTCCGTGTCCGTTTTGTTGGTGTATATATCCCTCAAATCGGAAACTATAGCAACCTGTTACAGAGCAATAATTTGAATAAACACACTACTAGTGCAGAGTCGGGTATGACACCTTGTGAAGGCTCCTGTCAGCCTTCGCCTGTGAGTATGAAGTGAGCGTATTCCCTTGTGTTGTCCCCATCAAGGTAGTCGACAAGTTCCGTAAGTCCCATCTGGGAGGCGATCCACTGGACCGCCCCCGTGTTGAACATGTTCGTCAGACCGCTGTCACGTACCTTGAGGATCTGATCCCTTATCTGCTCAGTCATTGGCGGCCTCCATCGATTCCATAACCGCCTGCTTGAGGATACCTTCATCGAAGCCACAGTCGTAGTAACCGTCAAGGATGGTCGAGTAATAGTATGCATCCGGCATCGCCAGCGGAGGTCCTTCGTTCATGACGTAGGCCATCGCCACCAACTCATCCCCGTCAAGGTTCACCATCAAGCGCTTTTTACGGTACAGGTGGGGGTGCCCTTCGTAGCGGTCCAAGGCCTTCTCGCACTTCTCGGTGATCTGCCAAAGCAGCACCGGAACCCTTGCTCCTCGTTTCATTTCGATGGTGGCCACGCCAGTATGTCGGCCTCCCCGAAACAACAGCTGATAATCATGCAGTACTGTTGTTCCGATGACTGCGGCATCGGGGCATCGCTCTCCCATCTGTTCGAGGTTCAGATTGCTTCCATAGGCCAGATAGATTTTCTTCATCGTTGTTACACTCCTTCACTTGGTCTTCTACCACCCCAAGGGCGGTTGTCCCGCCCTCAGCTTGCAGATCCGTCGCCCCTTCAGGCGGCAACCCGTCGTCTCCATGCGGCGGATCCGGTGAGGCGCTTGGTCAGGTGCTCCCGGCAGGCTTTGAACTCGTCGCCGATGAAACCGATGCGGTTGAGGTATGTGCGCATCGCAAACTTCTCGTTCTCGGCCTGGGGCTTCTTGGTGCTCGCCGAGCTTTGTGAGAGCGCTTGGGTGTTCAGCGCAAGGGCAAGGACGATGTAGCTTCTGACCTCTCCGGCATGGAGGGTGCTGTTGAAACCGCGTAGCTCGACAGTTTTGTGGCCGTGGAAGAAAGAGTGCAGGTTCAAGAAATGGTAGCGGCTTTCGTGGTAGTGTGCGTCCCGGTTTCCCCGGTAGCCTTCGTACCAGATGCTCTCGATCTTGGCGAAGGTGGTCGGCTTGGCTCGGTTCATGGTCGCCACAAGGTGCTCGTCCATCCTCTTGCAGTACCGTGCCCGTGAAGCCTCTATGCCGAGGGCCTTGTAGAACAGGTCGTTTCGGGCGTAGATGATGTTCACAAAGTTTCTGATCGAGCGTGGTGTGTGCGGCTGGCCATCAAGGTGGATGTGGATGCCGCAGGAGCTGTTGGTGAAGGCCCCGGCCTTGCGCAGTGCCCTGATGACCTCCTGCAGGTTCTCGATGTCAGCTTCGTAGGTGAGGATCGGGCTGACCAACTCGACGCTATACAGGCGTGATGCACTCTCTTTGATCCCTCGAGTCTTGGTTTCGCATCGAATGGATCCGTCATAGGTGAACTTCCATGTGCGGCCATCGAAGGTCTTCAGTTCGTAGGTGTCGTAGTAGGAACCACCGTAGGCTAGAGTGCCACCGAGGACCGTCTGGGCAGCCAGGGCTGCGTCCTTGCGGGTGATGCCTGTCATCTCTATCTCGATTCCGAACCGTGTTGTCTTTTCCATGCCGTCTACCTCTCTTTGGTGTGTTTTTCTTCGTACTGTAGTAATCACTCAAAGAGGGATATATAGCAAGTGTATATAAGCAAAAAAGATACACTATTTTAGTATTATGAATGGATCGAATTTTTGTTGCCTTTTTACTGACCCTGTATGACAATGCATGAGGTTCCCAACCCGGATTCCATACCAGAAACAACCTAGGAGATCCTCTTGAGCAACACCAATTCGATATTCACGATGCATGATGTGCCCGTTTTCAGGGCACTGGACAGTATCAGCATGAAAACCTTCCAGCTTCTCATGGGCTGCGGTACGATCGACCCGGTCAATCCATCGCTCTTCGTTCTGGGCCTTGGGGGGACCGAACATCTGTATGAGGCTGACATGCTCGTCCTGGAGCTGAGCCCGCTATCAGTGCGAGTGATGGAGGTCGGCAAGGCAGCCCTGGGTGATCTTCCTGCCTTCGAGATGAACCTCGAGCCTCTGTTCGCCCTGATGGAACCGGCTTGTCCGTCCTTGCTGCTCTCACCTACGATGCTGCCTCCGATGATCGTGGAGAAGCTGTACCATCTGTACTTCCGTTCACGAAACGACGGCTGGCGGCTCCTTGAGGGTGTGAGAAGCTATCCGGGTAACCCGTTCAAACGAGTGAGAAAAGAGCTTGGGGCACGATACAATGCCTTCGGCCCATTGAAGGACCGAAGGCTGGAAAGAGATGAGGCAACGGAACTGGCATCGCTGTTGCTTGAAAAAAGGGCCAGCGATATGGAATGGAAGACCTTCATCCTCTCATGGGGCGACGCCGCCAGCAATGCACTTGATAAGGATCCGTCGACCCTTGTCATGAGCCTTGAGGATTTCCTTTCCCTTTACGACGACCTTCAGGAAACCTGCCGTCTCAAGTGGAAAAGGCACACTAGAAGATCTTATGCCGGGGGATCTCCTCACCCGGTTTCCTGACCATGTCGACACCCGGCACCACACCCAGTGTCGAGCCGGTCTCCCAGGCAACGTGCATGGTCCCAATGTCGTCCACCTGGATCACGATTCCCTTGGTCCCCTTGGGTGGGGCTTGCTCGTCATCCATGTGCACCAGCTCAACCGTACATCCCTTTGGGTATTGGAGTTTGAGTACCTCAATTCGTTTCTTGTTCATCTCATCCATGGTGTACCCTCCTTGTCAGGCTGCATTGATTGCCTAGGTTTCCACTAATAGCAAGTCCCATACCCTAAGGTTTTGACAACGCCTCCAAGATAAGGCCGATCTGGCGCAGGTATTGCTTGTAGCGGTGAGCGAAAAGCGGCAGTTCGTTCTCCCCGTAGTACAAAAGCTTGTCGGCATCCGTCTCCGATATGCAGTACAATCCATTCTGGTATGTCCAGTTCAGGGTGGGGAAGGCCGGGATCGTTGGAGCCTCGGGTGCCATCGAGACCAGGACCTGGCGATACGGGTCATTCTCCTGTCCTGTTGGTACGCTCGTGCAGCCGGTTGAGACGATCAAGACGGCCGGCAGAATCACCGCTTTCAGGAGGTTCGATCTTTTCAGGCGGTTTTTCTTGGGTGATGGTGGTGATCTTCTGCTGTACTTCATCGATCTTCTCCAATTCCTGTTCTCTTTTCTTTACCGTAAACTGGGCTTGCTGGATATCCTTTTTCAGGTCCTTGGTCTTGTGTGCCTGCAATCGTGTGATCCCCAGCAACCCAAGGATGATGAGGATGAGCATCTGCATGATTTCATTCATCGGCTTTTCTCTCCATGAACTTTTTGACCAGTGGTTTCCAGAATGCCATGCACGCAGGAAGCTGCAGCAGGTAGATCACAATGGTGTACAGGACCACCAGGTATGGTGTGTTGTTCAGCCCTCCGTCGACGCCTGTTCCCGCAACGATGCGGAATGTCACATACCCCAGGAGCGCCGAGCAGGCGAGGGCGACCAGCTTGATCTCGTTCTCGCTTGCCCTGTCACGGCGAAGGCTTTTCTTGTAGAGCTCCATCACCAAGCCTAAAAAGGCGGCGAAGGCAAGTAATATGGCACTGAGGATCATGTATGCTCCCCCTTGCTCCCAAGCAGCGACAGGAAGTACTCGTCCATTTTTGCTTCCTGTTCCTCCGATTCCCCGTTGATCTCATGGGTCCTCAGCGACTTGAAGATGACCTTGTCGTTCTCCAGGGCCATCACCAGTCCCATCTGGATCCTGCTGATGGTGGTCTTGATTTCCCTGAGGTCCTTGGCATAGGCAAGCCTGTCGTCGCTTTTCTTTGCAAGCCGGTTGAGCAGCCACAGGACGATGCCCCCCGAGCCGAACAGGCATACCGAAAGGGTGGTGACGAGGGTGATCTCATCCATCCTGGGCCTCCTCGGAGGCGACTTCCTCATAGGGGTAATCCAATCCGTCGCGCTGGACGGTGACATCAGCTGAAGAACCGGTGAGCTCGATGTAGCGTTTGACGATGACGTCGCAATACTTCTCATCCAGCTCGATGGTGGCACAACTTCGCTCGGTCTGCTCGCAGGCTACCAGGGTACTGCCGCTGCCGCCGAACGGGTCGAGCACCAGCGTGTTGCTCATCGACGAGTTCATGATCGGGTAGGCAAGCAGGGCCACCGGCTTCATGGTGGGATGCTCGCCGTTCTTCTTGGGTTTGTCGAATTCCCAGATCGTAGATTCCTTGCGCCCGGTGTACCACAGGTGCTTGCCTTTCTTCTTCCATCCGAAGAGCACCGGCTCGTGCTGCCACTGGTAGGGCGAGCGGCCGAGTACCAGCGACTGCTTTTTCCAGATGCAGGTGCCCGAGAGGTAGAACCCGGCTTCGCTGAATGCCTTTCTGAAGTTCAGCCCCTCGGTATCGGCATGAAACACATAGATGGAGGCATCGTCGGCCATATGGGTTGCCGTGTTGGTGAAGGCATCGAGCAGGAACTGCAGAAAAGCATCGCCAGCCATATTGTCGTTCTTGATCTTGCCGGCCGAGCCCTCGTAGTTGACGTTGTAGGGTGGGTCGGTGACTACCAGGTTCGCCTTGGATCCCGCCATGAGCAGCTCGAATGTCTCTGCCTTGGTGCTGTCACCGCATACCAGGCGGTGCCTTCCCAGTTTCCAGAGGTCCCCGCTCTTGGTGAGCGCGGGCTTCTCGAGCTCGGAGGCCACATCGAAGTCGTCGTCGTGCACGCCCTCGGCGAGCGAGTCCTTGAACAGGTCGTCGATCTCTGCCGGGTCGAAGCCGGTGAGCGATACGTCGAAGTCCAGACCCTGCAGATCGGTTATGAGCAAGGCCAGCTTGTCCTTGTCCCACTCGCCGCTGATCTTGTTCAGTGCAATGTTGAGGGCCTTCTCCTTGTCCTCGGAGAGATCCACGACCACGCACTCGAGCTCGGTGTGCCCGGCATCCCTGAGGATTTTCAACCTCTGGTGGCCCCCTACGACCCGGCCGGTGGTCCTGTTCCAGATCACCGGTTCGACGTAGCCGAACTGCTCGATGGAGCGCTTGAGCTTCTCATACTCGGCATCGCCGCTCTTGAGGTCCTTTCGTGGGTTGTAGTCTGCAGGCAGTAGTTCGTCGATGTGTTTCTGTTCAATGGTCATGATCAAGTTCTCCCTTGAGCGCCTCGATATACCGCTCGTTCACCTGTTCCCACGCAAAGAGGGAATTGCCGAAATGGCCGTAGCAGGAGGTAAGGTTGTATATGGGACTGCGCAGCCCCAACTCCTCGATGATGTCCTTCGGCTTGAGGCTGAAAACCTTACTCACTGCCTCGGCAAGCCTGGCATCATCAACCCTGCCGGTTGCGAATGTGTGTACATCCACGGCAACAGGCTCGGCCTTGCCGATGGCGTAGGAGATCGCTACACCGCAGCGCTTGGCAAGACCGGCTGAGACGATGTTCTTGGCGATCATGCGCGCCATGTAGGCTCCGCTCCGGTCGACCTTGGTGGGATCCTTGCCGCTGAAGGCTCCGCCTCCGTGGAGTGCCAGACCCCCGTAGGTATCCACCATGATCTTGCGTCCTGTCAGGCCGGTGTCGGCACCGGGCCCTCCCTCGACGAAACGGCCGGAGGGATTGATGAGGATGCGGGTGTGTGCATCGAGGGGGAAGTGGATGAAGGCGGGCTCGAGCACCTTCTCGATGATCTCGGCCTTGAGGCTGTCCAGGTTCTTGTCCCGCTCATGCTGGACCGAGACGATGACGGCGGACACCCTGACGGGCTTGTCATTCTCGTACTCCACCGATACCTGTGCCTTGCCGTCGCTGCGGATTCCCATGATGGTTCCGTTCTTCCTGCACTTGTCCAGGATGCTGCAGATGCGGTGGGAGAGCTCAAGCGGCAGAGGAATGCAGGTGGGTGTCTCATCGGTTGCATACCCGTACACCGTACCCTGGTCCCCGGCTCCCAATTCATCCACCTTACCTTCATCACCCCTGATCTCCAGGGCGGTATCGACGCCGCCTGCAATGTCCGAACTCTGGTTGTGGAGGAACACGCTGATGGTGAATTCTTTGGGGTTGTAGCCACACTCTGCAAGGGCGGTCCGTACGGTTTGGCGTATGTTGACCTTGGTACGGCTGGTGATCTCTCCGGCGACGATGATCCGGCCCTTGGTCGCCATGACCTCGCAGGCCACGCGCGAATATGCATCGCTGCTGAGGCAGGCATCGAGTATCGAGTCGGCGATGTAGTCGCACAGCTTGTCGGGATGTCCCTGGCAGACACTCTCGGATGTGAGGTGGTTTTTCATGTTTGAATTCCTTTGATTGTTTGATTTCCTAGCGGCTGCGCCTGGAAGTGAGCAGCCGTTCCATCAGGTCGTCCTGAGGATTTGCTCCTTGGTATGAGGTGGCATTGTTCTCCTTCACGATCTGGAAGATCTGGTACCATATCTGGTTCACCTGTTTCATGTATTCACGGCTCATCGCCACGTACGGAGAAGCGATCGCAGCACCGGTGGTCGGGTGCTTAGCGAGGAAGCCGTACTCGCTGACTGCCATCTCGCACTGGATCCATCGCGCTACAGCCATCGCGTACTGGTGTATGATCTGGCTGCTGACTAAATTCTCACAGCGTCTGGTCTTGAGCCAATCCCATGTCTCCTGGAAGACCTCTGCAGCATCGAGCTCGATGCCACTCTTCTGGGTGACCGTCATGTAATATTTGACCTCAGGCATGTCCGCGCCCTCGAGCTCGGGAGCCTCGGGCAACTGCACCACACGGGCAGCTTTGCCTTCGTGGATCTTCTCTGAGAGAGCCTTGGGTTTCCTCCCTGCACCGACGCGGGCACCGCCACGGTTGGTACCGTCTTTTGCCATGTCGCACCGCCTTCGTATGATGAGGGGGGTCAATCCCCCGTTTGAATTCCAATTTTTCCGCGTGATTGCCCCTGCCCGTTGTACACCACATATGGTGTAGAGATTCAGATACCCCTAGGGTTGGCGCTACTAATAGTTACCTTTTAACGTTCCATCGGTCTCTCTGGCGCCCGTGGAGGGCTGAGTGGCACCTGTTGCATAGTGCCATGAGGTTCTCCTCGTCATCCGTACCACCATATCTAGTGGCAGTGATATGATGGGCAACCGTCGCTCGTGTAAGGCGTCCCTCTCTCCTGCACAGCTCGCAGAAGGGATGCCCTTCAAGGAATGTTTTCCGGGCCTTCCTCCAAGAGGATCCGTAGCGCTTGTGGGTGCCGGGATCACGTTGGTTGCGTTCGTAGGTGCTCGCAGCCTCTTTCGCATGCTCCGCGCAGTACCGACCGTCGGTGAGATGTGGACAGCCTGGGTGGCTGCACGGTCGCTTGGGCTTGTAGGGCATGAGGGGTACTCCTTGGGGCAAAAAGAAAGCCCGGGAGGAATTCCCGAGCTCTCGATTGGACTTGTCTGAGTGTACAGTAGCGTGGAACGCGAACTGAGCACAACTGTTATTTTCTGATAATTTAACGATTGGATACAAGTGTTCCTGGAGTGATTACGGTTCATATTGTGAATTTTAGGAAACGATAATCTGTGCTATCCTAAGTAATAGAATTTTCTATGGTTATTACTGAGAAAGAAATGGCAGTCGGGTTGATTTTGTTGAAAAGCCTACAAAAGGATTGAGATCCATGAATATTAAAGAATTTGAGAAAGTCTATTGGGGATATTATCTACATCTAGAAAACCGATTTCTGATCACGGGAGATTATGTTTCTTTCGATGAAACGAATTATGGAACGTTCTCGAATGAGTATGTTGCACTTTTACAGACGGTTTGTTCAGAGATCGACGTAATACTCAAGGATATGTGTGGGTATCCAAGAGCCAATAATAAAACAATGAAAGATTATGCAGTTGATATAAAAAGCCGATTTCCCTCTGTTGAATCAGAAAGGATTCTAATAAACTACTTCAACTGTGAGATCAAGCCATTTGAAAACCTTTCTGGAACAATGGTTTGGTGGAAAAATTACAATGCTGTTAAACACGATCGTATTAATAACTTTGATGCTGCTAACCTGCAATCAGTTGTTGGTTCTCTTGCTGCGCTTTTTCTACTGAATAGACTCTATTTGAAATCAATAGATACAAACGCATACCATTTCATTATTCAGTCAAGATTATTCAAGAATCCTGATTGGGATGATAAGGGACTTCAAATGGGATTCAAAGTAAAGGATGGGCATTTAGTTTCGATCTTTCCTGATGATGATAATAATTAGACTATCATTTTGATAAAATTAAGACCATATTCTGTAGCTTATGAATATTCCACCCAGGAATAGGGTGGAACAAAATATCATATAGAAGGAACCCTCACCAGCGCCAGCGCCTTCCTATGCAGGTGGTAGATGTAGTCCTGGCTGTAATTCAGTTGGGCTGCGATCTGGTCCCAACCTAGGAAGGTGATGTAACGCATCTCCAGCAGCGTCTCGCACTCCATGCTGTTCACACTCCGGATCGCTTCAGCGATCTCTGTCTTGAGACGCATCAACTGTGCGATGCTGGTGTTGATTTCATTTTCCAGTTCGGTGATCCGTACCACCGCCTCCTCCACGGGAGATCGACGGATCGACGGAGCCTTGGGGACCTCTGTGAGTTTGGGGGAGACGTAGACGGCATGGCTTCTGAGCCAATCGAGCTGGCGTTCCTTGGTCTTGATGCGCTTGTCCAGATACCATGCCTGTGACAGATATTCCTTTGTTTTCATGCTCTTGCCTCCTGTAGGTGAATCTTGGTGAAGTCGGGGTTGATGTCACACAGGAAACCAAACCACTCGCTCTCAAAAAACCGCTCGATCTCATCCTTCGTCGCCCATGCATATAGGTAATCGGGGTTGTCCTCCAGCTGGGACATCGCCTTGTGCCAGTCCATCACAGCTCGATCTATGATTGCTGCAGCCAGCTGTCTCATGCTTGACTCTGTCATCGAGTGCCCCCTGTAAGTTCGGCCTTCACCGCCTCGATCAGAGCATCCTGGGTTAGTGCCTTACCTGAAAGA